GCGGTGGCGGGTTCAAGCTATTCGATAGCTGGTCGTTCGTTTTCAAGAGCGAATCTCGGTGAGGTAAGAGATACGATTGCGGAATTGACTCTAGCCATTCAGTCTGCTAATGGTACTCGTATCCGCACAACTTACACAAAGTTCTCGTGAAAAAAGCCCAACTAAATTTAATCGATAAAGCCGTTGCTTTTCTGAACCCGCAAGGGGCAGTTAATCGGATGATTGCACGACAGAAGCTTGTCAATTTCTCTTACGATGCTGTTAAATATACAAGGGAAAGAAAAGGGCCGAGTGCCCTTTCTGGTGCGGAAGATTATCATTCCAATTATGACCGAGTAGAGTTGATGAAAAGGGCGAGGGACTTGGCCGAGAATGTTGGCCTTGTTCGCTCCATCCTAATGAAGTTCGCCAGCCATACTGCCGCAAACATTTCCTATCAAGCCAGAACCGAGAATCCCGAAGTTAATACAGAGGTTGAGGCATATTGGGCAGAGTGGTTTGATAAATGCGACATAACCACAAGGCATACTGGCTCAACGCTTATGCAGGTGGCGATGATGAGTATGTTGCGGGACGGAGATTTTTTATTTTGCCTCGTGAGAGACAAGGACGGAAACCTAAAAATTCAAGGCATTGAGGCAGATAGATTGGGAGACCCATTCAAGGTTTATACAAGCCTAGATTTGATCGGTGGAATCCATATTGATCGGGATACTGGTGCCCCAAGTGCCTATGATATTTATAGCCGAAGCATCGGGGATTTCTACACCTACCAGACAACCATCCCATCAAGCCAAGCCTTCCACCTATTCGACCCACTCCGCATTGACCAGTATCGGGGAATCTCTGCTTTCCACACCGCAATCAATGATTGCACAGACATCTACGACATTATCAATTTTGAGAAGATGGCCGCAAAGAACGCAAGCTCACAAGCTGGCATCGTGAAGAGGAATAACAACAATGCCTCAGATCTCTCCTCGCTGACAAACGACGAAGATCTCAATGGCAACACGATTAAGCTAGAGGCGATTGAGTCTGGGAAAATCTCCTACCTAGAACCCGGTGAGGACATTGTGTTCCCAGATGGGCCGAGCCGTCCCTCTGGTGCTTTCGCCGAGTTCCACAAGATTCTGTTGAGGAACATTTGCCTTGGCCTTGGCATCCCCTACAGCTTCGCCGTAGACCCTTCCGCTATGTCTGGCCCGACTGCTCGCCTTGAGATGCAACAAGCAGGGCGAACCTTCCGCAGATACCAGAAGCTCCTCGATGATAAAGTTCTTCGCCCGATTAAGAACATCGTAATTGCTGACGGAGTGGCAAGGGGATTGATTGAGGAGAATGTTGGGAGCAGAACGACAAGGGGCATTTTCAATTTTGGGGCTAATGTCTCCATAGATTTAGGGAGAGAGAGCCAAGCCAATTTAGCAGAATTTCGATCCGGCCTGATGACCGCTTCTCAAATTTACTCGGAGAGAGGACTCGACTTTGAAAGCTCTATGCGACAAAGGGCTATTGAGGCCAAGCTGATTAAGGACTTGGCAGAGGAATATCAAGTTTCAGCCGATACAATTTCCGACATCGCCGCAGAGGGATTGACCAGAGATTCACAACAAGCACAAGCAACCCCAACCGAAGGCGAGCAGACACCTGCTGGACAACCTTCAGACGAGGATATGCTTGGTGGTGCTTCACTCAATGGGGCACAAGTCGCATCTCTTATCAATGTTATCAATGCCGTGGCTATGGGTGCAGTTTCTAAGGAGGGTGCAGTATCTATTATCACCGCCGCCTTCCCGACCATCAGCCCAGACCAAGCGAGGGCAATCATCGCTGGGGTCAATGTTGGAACAACCATCCCGACCACCAAAGAAGAGAAACAGCAGATTGGGAAAGACCAAGGCAGGGATGCTTCGGGAGGCTCAACACCCCCAGCCCCAGAACCTACTACGCCCCCTACCGCCCCCGCTGGCACTTCTCAAAAAAAAAGTAGTTTAGAGATTCTGGAAAGCCTAGACCCCGCATCTATCAAGATGCTGATTGAGGGGATGATGGGTGGGATTGAATTGGCAAAATACGATGGGATTGATTTTACCCCACCGCAAGGGGCTAGGGATGCCGCTAAACGAGCCTTGGATGTAAGGGAAGGCAAACCAGCCAGCCAACGAGGGATGACCCCAGTAGGCATAGCTAGGGCTAGGGATTTGCAAAATGGGGTTAAGATGTCTCCCGACACAGTTCGCAGAATGAAAGCCTTTTTTGATAGGCACGAAGTAGACAAGAAGGGTGCGACTTGGGACGAGCAGGGGAAAGGATGGCAAGCGTGGAATGGATGGGGTGGCGATTCTGGGTATGCTTGGGCAAGGAAAGTCGTTGGGCAAATGGAAGCAAGGGACAAGAAAACAGAGTTCGTTGCTGGCAGAGATTGTGGGCAAGATGAGGGTGGAACTTTCGGGCCAGACAACAAGTGTGCCGTAGGATATGGCAGACCCCCACTCAAGGGGGGATACACCCCAACCCGACCCGGTGGGAAATTCCCCAAGGATTACAAAAGGCCAACGGAACAAGGCAAAAGGGAAAAGCAAAAAAAACAGAAAGACACAACTCCACCGCCCCCACCGCCAAAACTCCCAGAACCACCAAAGCAAAAAGAAAGATCGACAGAAGAAAAAAGACGAGACGAAATCACAAATACATTTAAGGATGCTGGAATTGAGGCAAACATTCCAGAGAATATAGATAGGGCAAATGATATCGAAAAGTCATTCAAAAATCTAAAAGACAAGGGATACGACATACCACCACCAGAAAGAATCCTAACTGCTGATTTAGGGGAAAAATATGGCTCTGCATTTGCTGGTTCATTTGCAGTTGCAACAACTGGGCAAGATGGAAAGTCGGAAATGATTTTTGATGTTCAGTACAACAAGAGTGGAGATGGATTGGCAAACCAGCTAGATGACTTGGTGGAGGATAAATACTTTTCTTCAAAAGATATATTTGTTCACGAATATGCCCATAATGCACACGGTAAGGCCATAGGAATTGAACAATGGACTTCTCACATTGAGAATGGGTTTGGTTCTGGTCAAATGGCAGATAAAGAAATTCTAACTGCTGGCAAGGTAAGCACCTATGCGGCAAAAGACCCACTTGAATTTGTGGCAGAGGTTTTCTCTGGACACGTAAATGGCGAGTCCTACGATAAAGATGTTTATGAATTATATAAGAAATATAAAGGGCCGAAATTACTATGATGTTTGCACCTAAAGATTTCACAATAGAAAAGCATAAAGAGGCTATGTTGATCTACGGAAGGAACTTGTTGCAACCAAGCCCTAAAGAACTAGCCCGACCAGTCTCCCAAACCCCAGCCCCTCCCAAGGAACGAATCAAAGGCTCAAAGGAGAATCCAAAAGGCACGGCATCCACCAGAAGCAAAGCTGGTGACATCGAGATTTCAGCCGAGAACGAAGAGGCATTGAAAAATAAGATTGCCGAGTTCAAAGACAAGCACCCCTCAAGAAAAGCCCCTACCCTTGGAGCATTGAAGAAAGTGTTTCGTAGGGGGGCGGGTGCATTCTCGACCAGCTTCCGACCAACCATCAGCGGGGGCAGACCCAACTCAAGGAACGCTTGGGCTATGGCTAGGGTCAACAAGTTTCTCAAGATGGCTGGTGGTGGTGAGGTCAAGAAGTCATACCGAGCGGCAGACGGCGATCTCCTTTGACATAATCTAGGCATTTATGCCTTTACCCCTACCTTCCGCAGACGAATCAGAGCAAGACTTTGTATCCCGCTTTATGGGTGACGAGCAAGCTATCAGCGACTTTCCAGAAGAACAACAAAGGGCGGCGGTTGCCTATTCAACCTATCGAGATGAGGAACTAGAGGAAACCGAGCTAGGTGGAGTTTCAATTTTGGAGGTGGGAGAGGCCAAAGGACACGACCTTTTCGTGGATAAAACAAGCCTAGAAACTGCCCTCAAGCTTATGCAGAGTGCCAAGAATGGAACTAAGGCAAAGATGAATCACGGCTCTGGATTGGAGGCGGTTGTCGGTTTTTTAAGGAATCCCCGCATTGATGGGGATAAGCTAGTGGCAGACCTCCGCTTGCTCCGCAACTCGCCCCACTATGGCCTTATCAAAGAGATGGCATCGGAAGCCCCCGACCAGTTTGGGGTTTCATTAGCTTTCGTGAATGAGTCCGAGACGATTGATGGCAAGGATTACATTCGACCCCAGAGCATCGCCTCTGCTGATTTAGTTTCCAGCCCAGCCGCCACGAATGGATTATTCGAGGAGATGGTGAAGTTTATGGAAAAACTCGGTTATGTGCAGGGA